GTTTAAAGAAAAAAATGGAATATTTAAAAAATTTAAAAAAGAAACGTTTTAACAAAAAAAAATAATGGTAAACCCAAGATATAGACCCACTATTGCAAATTCCAGAAACCCTGCTGTAAAACAGGTTGAAAAAAAAGTAAGTGAAACAAAAACAGATTTTACATTTCCTCCAAAGGAAAAATATATTGGATCACATATTAAAAGCAAATTAGGTGATGAATATGCATCTAATGAAAGTTATGAGGAATATTATAAAGATTTAATATGAATCTAGAAAATGTAATTTATAAATTACAAAAAACATTAGAAAGAAGAATACAGGCATTGGCAATCTCGGTAACGTCCGGAGGGGTTGACAATATGGAGACTTATAAGTATATTATCGGACAAATTAATGCACTGGAATCAGTGCGACAGGAACTCTCTAACCTGCTAAATGAGAAGGAGCAAAATGACGGAACAATCGTCGACATCAAAGACGGAAAACCCAAAGCATAAACATGCTTTAGCGGAAAAGTACAAAGAAGAAACAGAAAAATTACCAAAACCTACAGGCTGGAGAATTTTAGTTTTGCCATTCAGAATGGATGAAAAAACTAAAGGTGGAATTCTCATGGGACAAGAAACAATAGACAGACAACAGGTTGCATCACAATGCGGAAACGTATTAGCGATGGGATCGCAATGTTATAAGGATAAAGAAAGATATCCAAACGGTCCATGGTGCAAGGTTGATGATTGGGTAATATTTGCGCGTTACGCAGGGTCACGCATACAAATAGAAGGTGGGGAAATTAGGTTGTTGAATGAAGATGAAATTTTAGCGACTGTTAAGAACCCAGAAGACATCCTGCATAAATTTTAACATAGGAGGAAACTATGCCAGAAGAAAATAAGATAAAGAAAGAAGATCCAAAGGTTGATCTAGACACTTCAGGTCCTGAAGTGGATGTAGCCATTCCTGAGGAAAAAACGGAAGAAATAGTAGAAACCAAGGAAGAAGTAAAAGAAGAACCAGTAAAAGAAGAATAAGTAAAAGAAGAACCAAAAGAAGAAGATACTAAACTTGAAGAATATAGTAAAGGTGTTCAATCACGTATTGCTAAACTCACTCGAAAAATGAGGGAAGCAGAACGTAGAGAAGGCGCTGCTATTGAATATGCTCAAGCTTTAGAATCTCAAAGAAGAGAAGATCAGTCTCAATTTAAAAAAATGGATACTGATTATTGGTCTAGATTTGAGAAAAATGTAAAAACAGGAATGGAATCTGCTCAAAAAGAATTAGCAGGCGCTATTGAATCTGGAGATGCAGCAGCTCAAGTTGAAGCTAATAAACGGATTGCAACATTAGCATTTGATAATGCTAAATTAGAGCAAGCCAAAGCAAATAAACCAGTTGAACAGGAACCTGTACAACTATCAGACGGTGGAAGATTACCACAGCAAACTCCGCAAAGTTTACCGGAGCCTGATCCTCAAGCAGAAGCTTGGGCTAGTAAAAACACATGGTTTGGCAAAGATCGAGCCATGACTTTTACTGCCTTTGAAATTCACAAGGATCTTGTAAATGAAGGATTCGACCCTAAATCGGACGACTATTATTCTGAAGTTAATAAAAGAATAAAAGTTGACTTTCCTCACAAATTTGCTAAAGGTGGTGATGTAGAGCAAACGTCCAAAACCAATCAGTTGGTTGCTTCAGCTCAGAGAAGCGTAAGACCTGGACGCAAAACTGTGAGACTCACATCTTCACAGGTAGCAATAGCTAAAAAATTAGGTGTGCCACTCGAAGAATATGCGAAACAAATAAAACTCACGGAAGGAGCATAATATGACAAAAGACGATACAAAAACTTCACGTGCGAGTCAAACACGGCAAAAGACTGAAAGGCCAAAAGTGTGGACTCCTCCATCTTCTCTAGATGCACCCCCTGCACCTGATGGATTCAGGCACAGATGGATACGGGCAGAGAGTTTAGGGTTTCAAGACACTAAAAATATCTCTGGAAGATTAAGATCCGGTTATGAATTGGTGAGAGCCGATGAATATAAAGATACTGATTATCCTGTAGTCACTGAAGGAAAATACAAGGGAGTGATTGGGGTAGGTGGCCTTGTGCTCGCAAGGGTACCCGAAGAAATCGCGAAGCAAAGAACTGAATACTATCAGCGTCAAACTGAAGGTCAGACTGAAGCGGTAGAACACGATTTAATGAAGGAAGAGCATAAGAGTATGCCTATTGATGTTAATAGGCAATCTCGTGTAACCTTCGGTGGTACAAAGAAAAGTTAATTTTTTAACTATTCTCGGGATAACAACCAATTCCCTATCATCGATTTAAATTAACCGTTTACAGGTAAAACTGTAAACATAAGGAGTAAAACTATGGCTAATAGAAACAGTCAAGGATATGGTCTCATCCCTACAAGAGTGCTTGGACAAGGTCCAGCAACTGCAGGTTTTGGACAATACTGGATCGATGCTAATGATGGTACCACAATATACAACGGAGAAGCTGTTTACAGCGCTGTTGGATCTATATTAGGTGCACAAGGATCGGCAACAGCTGTAACGTTAGGTGTTTTGCAAGGTGTTTTTTACAATGCGGCTACGACAATCAAGCCGACTTGGCAGAATTACTATGCACAAGTTACTCCGGCTAATAGTGAAGATATACAAGCGTTTGTTTATGACAATCCGTTTCAAATATATCAATGTGCAAGTGACGATGCAGTAGCAACAACTGTCGCTGGAGCACATGAAGTAATATTTCAAACTTTTGGATTCAATACCACTGCAGGAAGTACTGCAACTGGAAAGTCATCTGCAACGCTAGATATCGGATCAACACATGCGACCAATGATACATGGAAGTTGCTGGGCTTAGCTGAAGATCCTGAAAATAGTGATCTTACAGCAGCTTACTGCTCAGTTAATGTTATTCAGAACTTAAATGAAATCATTGATAGCACGTAATAGGAGCATTATAACATGGCAATATCAAGAGCAACGCTAGTCAAAGAACTAGAACCAGGTTTAAATGCACTATTTGGCCTGGAGTACAAACGGTATGAAAATCAGCACACTGAAATTTATACTGTAGAATCTTCTGACAGAGCTTTCGAAGAGGAAGTTATGTTATCAGGATTCGCTAACGCAGAGGTAAAACCTGAAGGATCAGGTGTTTCTTTCGACGAAGCACAAGAAACCTACACAGCTCGTTATACTCATGACACAATTGCTTTGGCATTTGCAATCACAGAAGAAGCTATCGAAGATAATCTCTACGATAGACTAGCTTCCAGATACACAAAAGCTTTAGCAAGATCTATGTCTAATGCGAAGCAAGTAAAAGCTGCAGCACCTTTGAACAATGGTCTGTCCTCAGTGGCAACATTTAAAGCAGGTGACACAGTTTCTCTGTTTTCAACTAACCACACGACTGTTAGTGGAACAGCAGTTAAAAATACTTTAACTACGCAAGCAGACTTAAATGAAACATCATTAGAGCAAGCATTAATTGATATTGCTGGCATGACTGATGAACGTGGATTGAGAGTAGCGGCTAGAGGGATGAAAATGATCATTCCTTCGGCTAATCAGTTCAACGCTGAAAGATTGACAAAATCTCAAGGCAGAACTGGAACAGCAGATAATGATATCAATGCTAGTGTATCTATGGGTATGATTCCTCAAGGATATAGAGTGAACAATTACCTAACTGATACAGATAGTTGGTATATTATTACTGATGTGCCTAACGGTATGAAAATGTTTCAAAGAGCAGCATTAAAAACTGCGATGGAAGGCGATTTCGATACTGGCAACGTTAGATACAAAGCTAGAGAAAGATACTCATTTGGAGTATCCGACTATAGAGGTATCTTCGGTGTTGAAGGTGCGTAATAACTAATTAATGAGGCCGCCTCAAAACGGCCTCATTTTAAATATAGAAAGATAAAATGAAAAAATTCCTCATAAATATCTGGGCATACGATTATCATGCTAAATTTGAAATTTTAGCGGAGGATAATGCCCTTTCCATTGAAAAATCTATCCTTGACAAGCTGGGAGAAAAGAGTATAAAATGGGAATCAACGGGAATGTTTAAAGATACCCGAAGAATAACCTATGAGGAGGTTATAAATGACACAAGACCTATACACTACAAAGAGGTCCTTGGAGTTAGAGTGGCAACAGGAGCACCTGAAGGAGGGCAAATATAATATAAATATGTCCTACATTGATAAAAAAATTCAGGAAATTGTTAAAGAAATCATTGCCAAAGAGTTTGAAGAACAAACGCTTCAAACCAAAATAGACGCCGCCAAGGCCGAAGTTTCGATAGCCACTTAAGAGCTATCAAAAAATCAATTTTTTCCCAGGGATACCTTGCGCTGTATTAAAATTTAGCGTATAAATAAATCACTATACAATTAAATTAGAACGTAGACGAGTATAGTCGACGGCCTAGAGACTACGTTCGTAAACTAGGAGGATATTATGGGCACAACTACATTTTCGGGTCCAGTAAAAGCGGGCACGATAAATAATACCACTGGAACTACTGTTGGCACAGACATGAAAAATGTTGGTTTCACACTAATGGCTCAGTCTGCAGCAATATCACAATCTACAACAGCAGCTGCTTCAGGAATAATTATTCCTGCAAACAGTCAAATTGTAGAATGTTATGT